CTATAGAAAGAGGGTTACTATCTTTTATAGATGTTGTATCTATATTCGTATTAACTAGTTGATCTTGTGTAGCGAATGCTTTAGCTATACTACCAAACCTACTAGGCATAGCTAGTGATCTTACTGTATAGTCTTGAAGAGTAACGGTTCTGCTTTGTTCATTAAATGCTCTTAACGAATTCTCTCTTAGTTCATCTTCATTATCTCCATCTCTACCGCCGAATGCTGGTTGAGTGTTATTTACTGTGACTGTACCTGTGTTGCTTCCTCCTATAGTAGAAACTTGTGTAATAGTATTAGCAGGTACATTAGCTGCTACTCCACCTCCTTTAAGGTATCTTACTGTAACATCTGATGTTGGAGCTATTCCGTATGCTTTACTGAATAAAAAGTTAGAAGGGTCATATGAATAATCTAGTCTTCTTACTCCTTGATTGGTTGCACTTCCTACCGTTGTTGCATCTGGTAGTATCTCTGAGTCATCACTCGATGTTGTACCGGAGCCAAATTGTATGTTTAAGTTACCATTAGATAAAAATCTAGCTACAAATCTTCTAGGAGTCTTTCTAATACCTAATACATAGGGTACTAAGTTAGAATCAGAACTACCGTTTGCATCTTCTTTATATATAGTATCTTGTCCTAAGAATGGTACTTCGTAAAATATATTTCCATCAGCATCGGTTATATCTAGTACGCCTACAATGTTATCGTCAGTTATAATTAGTGTTTTAAATTTTTCTGCTGTAGAGATACTAAATGTTTTTGACTTTATTTCAGAAGAAAAAGCTTTTACTTTTTTACTTACTGTATATTGAGTAGGCCTGTTAGAGCCATCTAATTCTGCTATTACAACATCTGTAGGATCTAATGAGCTAGAGAAATTAAAATCTACTGGTTTATCTACTAAAAAGAAAGTTTGAGATGAATCTGTTGATCTAAATGTAGCGTTAGAATTAATTGATGCTGCTGTTCCCCAATTTGGTTTAAATGTACCGGTTGCTCCTAACGTCTGAGTTAATGTTAATTCAACTTCAGCTACTCCAGATACTTTTGGAGTATATCCCATAGTGTAGGCTAAATTAAATAAGTTCTTAGGATCTTTAGCGTGGGTTAAAAATGTTTCTTGCAATTGAGTATCTTGGTAAAAAGATAGCACATCTCCTACGTACGAAGCCATCTCTATAAACATCATACCCGGGGCTGTTGCTGAGAAGTCATTATAGGTGTCAGGAAAATAGTTCTTAGCGTGCTCTATAAGCTGCCCTCTGAAATCTGAGAATTCCTTATTTACGTATTTTATATCTCTTTGTTCTGCCATTATTGTTCTATATTTATTACTATCTCGTCCTGTATATTACTATCCTCAATAGCATACCTTAAGAAAAACACAACTGTATTAGTATCTGGTTCAGAAGCAAATCTTATTAAAGTAGGTTTAACTCTAGGAAAAAACTTCTCTAGGTCGTCTGCAACTATAGCTTCTATTTCGTCTAGATTATCTTGAGTTATATTTTCAAATAAAATCCTTCTAATATTAGAACCAAAGTTAGGATTAAGGAATCTTTCACCTTTGTTAGTTAAAAAATAGTTTATTAAATTAGCTTTGAGTGCATCTTTTGTTTCGAAAGTCTGGTTAAATATTCCAACACCAGAAAGAGGTATATCAACACCTATAGCCTTTCTAGGCTGTAAATCTAACGGATTTATCTTCTTAACATTAAATGCCATTTATTATCTATTTTTATCTTTACTATAAGAAGCATCTAGTACTGATTTTGCTTTCTGAACAAAATCTAACTTACTTATATCAAGTCCTGGTTGTGCTCCTGTCATTCCCATACTAGCAGCAGCCGCAGAAGCGAAGTTAGGTTTCTTAACCATACTAGAGTCTCCAGCTATTACTTGTTGATAATCTTCTCCAGTCATTGATTGTTTAGTCATTTCTAACATTGACTGAATATTTTTATTATTACTAAATTTTACGTTTGTAGGTTTTGCACTTTTACTGCTTAGCATTTCATCTAAACTAGCACTTTTACCAACAGACCATTTTTTTTCTTGGCCTTTAGGTACCTGTTGCATCTTATTAGGAGTTGAAGCTACTTTTACAGCCTCATTCATTACCTCTTGTAACTCCTCCTTAACAGCTGCCCTTACTTCTTCTCGTATGATTTTTCTTAATTGATCGAGTTTCATATATATAAATAGTTAGGTTATGGAAGTTGATTGTTAATTCTAAATTTTATTTCATCTCTTAGTACTTTTTCTGAACTAGAAAATGAAAATGGACCTCTAAGTACTACTATTCCTCTAAAGTCTACTGCAATAGCTCTCTTCCTTATAGCTATTGGTGGTGATTCAGGATCTTTTTCTATTTTTAAGGTATATAATATTCCTGATGGAGATCTATAACTTTCACCTCCTTGGGTATTATCTGAATCTTTACCTATACCGGTTCCGGCATATGCTGTGTTTAATTGTGATTGGGTTAGGTCACCGGGTACATCTCCTACCTTACCTCTTCCTTCTGTCCATCTACCTCCTGCATTTTCACATTGTTGTCTTGTTTGATATTCTGGTCCTAAAGAACATGTACCAACTAATCCTTCTGAGGATAGTGTGCTATATATGTCTTGTTCTAATGTTGTGTCACCAGGTTTACCGAATGCTTGTTTAAGTAAATTTCTATTACTTAAGTCGTCAGAGTCTAATAAGAATGGGTTTATTACTCTAGCGTTTGTATCTAATTCTGAAAAAGGATTACGTATACAGTGAGAGCATAATACATCTATCTGTTGTAATCTAACTTTTATAGGGTCGAATATACCGGCTGTATCTCCAACTAGGCTTTTTATAGCTTCTTTTTCGTTTTCTAAGTCTTCTACTACTTTTATATATTTTGTTAGCATAGCAGACTGTCCTTGAACTAGACCAGCAGGCATTGAGAATATAACACCACCGGCAGGGCCTGGTGGGATACCAATTGTAGTAGGTATAGGCAAGTGTGATAGTAAATCTACTAATACTTTAAAAGAGGTAATAATAGGATCTACTTTCCTTGCTAGGCCATTGAATCTTTGTATCTTTCTATCATATGTGTTAAATAACCTTTCTATCGATTCTTTCTTTTTTAATATAGCATTTGTTACAGCTGGTGGAGGGCATTTTTTTAATAACTCATTAATAATCTGGTTTATTTTTTGATTTGCTATTACTATAAGAGATGCTTCGATATATGCCATTTGTGTAGACACTATCTTAGCTATATTAAATCCTCCAAATTTTATTAAAGTATGTGGCATTATTCAGTAAATACTTTTCTTGACTTAAGTTGCGACTGTTTTCCTCCAGGATTTATTTGACTAGTTAAACTTTTAAGCTTAGCTTTAAATACTATACCCTCTTTATTAACATTAGGTATAATTTTTTGATCTATAGTCTTAGCTTTAGTCATAGCTTTTGCTACTCCCTCTAAGCCTTTTATCAATTGATTAAGCCATACTTCTAAAGTATCTCCTTTAATTACTGGTTCTGCTTCTAGTTCTTTTGCTCTTTTACCTAAGTATATTTTATTAGCATCTAAACCAATATACTGCTCTCCGTCTAGACCTATTATATCAGAGGTCGCTGTAATGTTACTCTGAGCTGCTAAATTAATATCTTCTTCTTTAGCATTGAAGAATAGTCTACCTCCGTTTACAATTACTTGATTACCTCTATATTGGTCAGATCTAACTGGTGCTGTATGGAGAGAGTCGTATTTAATTCTAGCTTGGTCTAATACTATCCTATGATCTGATGTTAAATATATGGAAGAGTAATCATCATTAACGTTTTCTACTAAATGGTTGTAAGCGTCTCCTACTTCTTCTTGACCATTAGAAATTATAGTTAATGGTAGACCATTATTTTCATCGTCAGTAAATATATTCTTTTCACTTTTATATCCGGTTAACCTTAAAGATTGACCTAATCTACCCTCTAGTAGAAAGTCTCCAGGAAAAGGTTGCATAGGGTTAGTTACTTTACTCTCTTCAACATCCTCTCCTAAATCTAAGTTTTCTTCTTCATCAGATGGAGAAGCATTATGATTAGGGTGATTCCATAATCCTACTATTGAAGTGTAGTAAGTAATTTTATTATTACTCTTAAGTTCTTTAATTTGACTATCTGGTGCAACTTGTAAGAGTACTATTTCATTCAATAGAGGTAAAGTTCTTAAGGTATTGTTTAAAGGGAAAGCTCCTGGTAGTTGGGCGGTTTCACTATAGGTGTTAGTTTTACCTACTAGCTCATATTTAATAACTCCTACAGAATTAGGTCCTCCGTATTTAGTATACTCGGGATGGTTATTATCCATTATAATATCCTTAACCCTAGCAGGAACAAAAGAGGTTCCGTCTTTACGTTGAAACGGAGTACTTTTATTATTATTAAAATTTGTAGAAAATCTACTCATTTTCTTCTTCCTTATCTTCTACATTTTCAACTTCTTCTTTTACTTCTTCAGATTCTTCTAATAAATCTTGAAGTTCAGAAAAATCGAACATGTCGTTACTATCTCCTTTAGCTTGTGCTGACTCTATACGCTGAATTACTGTCGCTAACTTAATTAGTGCTTCGTCGTTCTTTACACCTATCTCCATGTATTCTTTAATCATAGGAACGATAAGAGTTGCGTCTCCAATGTTTTCTATTAGAGGTTTCAATTCACCTATAAGGGCTTTTACCTGTCCTCTTGTGTTAGTAGAATTGTCATGTATTTCGCTAAAGAGATCAGATAATGTTTTTCCGTTAAATATTTCTTTATCTAAACTCATAATATGTTTATTATAAATAGACTTATTCGGTATTCTGGGAAAGTAAACCTTGATCGTATAGTTTCTGATACTTTTCTTTAAAGTCTTCTTTAAGAACTGTTATTACTCTAGTTAGTTGAGGAGTCTCACAATCTGTCATTTCTCTTATATAGATGTATAAAGCTTTTTTCTTGAATATATCTAAGTCGTTTCTAGTCTTAAACACTGTTAATACAGCATCTGCTATCTTAATATCAGAGTCTTTAGTAAAGAACTCATCTATATCCATGTAGACTGAGTCTATCCATGAATTCATAAACTTACTTAGTGTTTTTGCTGAAGGTACTTCAAGGTCTATGTTAGGTTCGTAGCTTTCTTCCATGTCATCGAAGGAACCTATCTGTTTTAGCTTCTTATAGTTCTTGTTATTGTAGTTAATTAACCACCTCTTTACAATTGTACCAAAATACGAATAGGCTTTAGCACCATTTGTGGCGTCAAACTTCATAATCTTCTCTTCATACAGCATAGATACGATTTCATGCTTCAAGTCTTCTATTTTATCTACATCTGTGTAGTAAAACTTGAAAGTATGAATAATGTTTTCTGCTAGCTTGTAAAAAGGTAGGTAAATGTGTTCAGTAAAGATGCCTTGTTTATACTCATGGTCATCTGAGGTATTAAATCTTACTATATATTCTTCTGTTTCTTTTGTAAAGTAATTAGCTTTGGATTTCTTCCTTGCCATAGTTTTCGGGGAGCATATATTTGTCTAGCTCGTCTTGTACATATTTCATTTGGTTAAAAAATTCACCAACTTC